CAAGTGTTTCCAAAAAATTAGCATATTCTGTTTGGCAATTATTTAGGGATTGTGGCATTTACGCTAATTTAAATTATCATAAAAGAGACGGAAAAAATTGTTATTTTATTCATAAAGATGGTAAAAAATATGCTGCAAATCCTTGTTGGCGAATACAGTTAAATCCAAAAGAATCAATCAAATTTTATGAACTAACAGATATTTCGAAATTTAAAAAATGTAAAATAAATTATTGGAGAAGTCTATTATCAAAAAATAATGAAATTATTAAATATAAAGGATATTTAACCCATCCAATCAAAAATATATCAAATAATAAAGAAGAAAAAGTATACAACTTTGAAGTTGAGGATGATAATAGTTATATTGTAGATGGAGCAATAGTTCATAATTGTGATCCTGATTGGAAAGAACCACACTCTGATATAAACAGAATAAACAAATGCAGAGATACAATGGCTGAAGTAGATGCAATAGTAGTCAATGGTGCTCTAATGCAATATACGGTTAGTAAAATGTTTCCTGATAAACGAGTGTATGTAATACCAGACAGATTAGATTTAGAATGGCACAAACCAAAAAAGAATCATCACAACAAAGAACTCAAGTCAATCTGTTGGTATGGATATTCTGCCAATCTCCGAGTGTTAGAACCTTATATGAAAGATATAATAGAAATGGGGCTTAACATAACGGTATATTCAGACAAGAGCTTTGAGAGTCTAGTAATACCCACAAAAAGAGATGTGAGCCAACAATATGCTTATCGGTTCTGGGATATACATACAATAAATAGGGATATTGTCAAGCACGACGCAGTGTTCGTTGGAGAGGATAAAGTAAAGAGTTTAAGTCAGTGGAAATCTAATAATCGAGTGCTAACAGGATATGCTTTAAAGATGCCAGTAGCCTATGATATAAAAGACCTTATAAGATTAAAGAGTAAAAGAAAGAGAATAAACGATGCCGAAACTGGTTATGGTTGGGTGAGAGATGGTTTTAATATAAGATTGAGTGTAAGAGATTATAAGAAAATAATAAAGGAGCTAATATGTTAATTATAATGATTCTCGCAACATTAATAGCAAGTCCTGTTTATTTATTTCCTGAAATACCAGATAAAGTTATTGAGCCAGTAGTATTAAGTGAGGTATCAAGTGTATCAAATCTAAGTAAAGTAAAAAAACCTAAACCTACATATACTGGATTTACTTTTCCAGCGTCAAGAATGGCGGCTCAATCTTTTAGGGCAAAGACCACTAATCCAAAAATAGAAATATTAGGCAGAGAGATATTAAATCCTGCCATTGATTTAATTGTCAACATTGAAACAGATAATAATGGTAGACCATCAGGTGAAGCAGTTTATACTAAGACAATAAGAAGTGTCAAAAAACTACAATGGTTTGAAGTAGCCAGACCAACACTTGACTTAAACAAAACTTATTGGATAGTAATAACACAAAATGATGGCTTTGAATGGATGGGATACACCAAGAACACATATAGTGGTAAAGCAATGCTTAGACACTTTGAATGGGAGAGTTTATTTATTAAAGACTTTTGTTATAGAACGAGGTAAAAATGACACTAGAAGAATTTGAGCAATTAGTTAAAATAATGGAACGAGGTCATTTAAGATATTATTCCTTATTTCCCAATATACAAAAAGTATTAAAAAGAAAACCAAAACCTAATATAGATAAAGAATGGAATGAATTTAAAAAGATGTTAGATTGGAGATAAAGATGTCCGAAAATGTCCGAAAATGGACTGCTCGTCAAAAGAAGTATGCTCACTGGAAAGCAAATCCATACAGAGAAGAAACAAAAGAAGAATTTGCTAAAACTATTAATATTACCGATAAAACATTAAGGAGATGGGATAAACTGGAAGGTTTTAAGGATTTGGTTGATGGTTTGATAGAGGAATATACTGACGGTGAAGAAGCAGAGATTTGGCGAGCGGTGATTGAAAATGCAAAGGGTGGTAAAGATGGTTCTGCTGATAGACGATTATTCTTTCAGTTAAAAGGTAAATTAGTTGAAAGACAAGAACACGGATTTGATGATAATGTAGAAAGTGTAGAAGTAAAAATAGTCAAGGCAAAAGATGAACCTAAACCTGAAGGCAACTGATCTATTTGAAAGGAACTATGCTGAATACCAAAAGAAAACAAGACTTGTTGTTAATCAAGGTGGTAGAGGTTCGGGCAAGACTTGGTCTTTAGCACAGCTCTTTTTAATAATTCTAACAACACACAAGAATACACTTTTAACGGTATGCAGAAAGACACTTCCTTCATTAAAGGCTTCAGCTTATAGAGATTTTTTTGAGATTATGCAAGAGCAGAACCTTTATACAGAGGACAAACACAACAAGACCGAGTTGACCTACAAGTATAGTAGTAATGAGATAGAGTTTGTTTCTGTTGACCAACCACAAAAGATAAGAGGCAGGAAGCGTCAATACTTGTGGATGAATGAAACCAATGAATTCTCTTATGAGGATTTTAGACAATTGAACTTGAGAACTGATATACAGATATTTATGGATTTTAATCCATCAATGGAATTTCACTGGATATATGACGATATATTGACAAGAGATGATGTTGCGTTTCTTAAATCTACCTATAAAGATAATCCGTTTCTTGAACCGAATGTTGTAAAAGAGATTGAAAGATTAAAAGCGGTTGATGAGAATTATTGGCGTATTTATGGATTAGGAGAACGAGGATCTTCTGAAGCAACGATTTATAAGAACTGGGATTATACAGATGTTATACCAGAAGGTGATGAAGTAATATATGGTTTGGACTTCGGATTTAATAATCCAACAGCGTTAGTTAAAATAACCATCAAAGATAAGGACATTTATTTACAAGAGTTATTATATGAATCTCATCTTACTAATTCTCAGTTGATTGAGAGATTGAAACAATTAGTTGACACAAATGATTACATATACGCTGATATTGCTGAACCACAAAGAATAGAAGAGATTAACCAAGCAGGTTTCAATGTTCAACAATCAGATAAAGATGTTAAAAAGGGAATAGATACTTTAAGAAGCCGAAGGATATTTATCACTAAAGATTCTATTAATCTACTAAAAGAAATAAAAACATATAGCTGGCGACAAAAGGATAATAAATCATTAGATGAGCCAATAAAGGATAACGATCATTTGTTAGATGCTACAAGATATGCAATTCATAGTCACATTAATCAGCCTGAACCTAACATAAGATTTATATAAAAGACTTGACAAAAAGATTATTAGCTGATAAGATATAATTGTATAACAATATATATGTCGCACAATAACTTGAGGTTCTTTGAGACCCACTTAATCGTGGGTTTTTTTATAAGGAGTAAAATGGAAAAAGATCTAAATAAAACTTTTGAAGACTTGGCAGATGGTATTGCTGAAAGAATCAATTCTAAAGTAGACCAAAAGAGTAAAAGCTGGGATGACAGAGAATGGACTGCCATTACTTTGGGTGATTGGGGAACTACTAAAGACCTTTCAAAGTATATGGAGCAGTTCTCATCTTGGGTTTATGCTAATGTCAACGCTGTTGCTAATGCTGTATCGGCTATTGAATTTAAACTCTATCAATATGAAGGCGAAGATGTTGAAGAGGTTACTGATGAGAGTCCAATCCTTGAAACTTTGTATAGAGTGAATAATCAAATGCCTAAGACTGATTTTATCTATACCTTACAGGCTAATCTTTTATTGACTGGTGAAGCCCCTATCTGGGTTAAAATGGGTGGAAGCGAAGAGACTGAACTCTACCCCCTCAATCCAGTCAATCTAACGCCTATTATTGGCAGGACTGCTGATGGAACAGAAATGATTATTGAATATGAATATATAGTAAAGGATGAAAAAGGTGGTGTTAAAAAGATAACCTATAAACCAGAAGAAATCATTTATATCAAGACTTATAATCCTAATAATCAATGGCGAGGACTTGGGGTGGTTGAAGCGGCGGTTAGGTCTATTGATACAATGACACAATCAGAACTCTACAATTTGAACTTCTTTAAAAATGCGGCTGTTCCTTTATCGGTGCTTACGACTGAACAAAAATTAAATGATTCTACTTGGCGAAGACTAAGAGAAGCTTTTGATAGTAGACATCGTGGCGGAGCTAATGCTTTCAAGACTGCTATTTTAGAACAGGGAGTAGAATTAAAAACACTTCAAGCGTCTCAAAAGGATATGGACTTTTTAAATCAACAAACATTTTTACGAGATAAATTAATGACAATGTTCGGCACAAACAAAACAGCTCTCGGAATTACAGATGATGTTAATAGAGCTAATGCTGAAGCTTCAATTTATATATTCTCTAAGAATAGCACTAAACCAAGAATGAATAGAATAGTTGAATATTTGAATGAATTCTTTGTGCCGTTATTTGATGATACAGGGA